AATTATACTTATCTAAAATATAAGATTCCAAAACACTAGATTGTAATGGCCATTGCCATTGTGGGTCTAATATTTGATTAACGTATAAAACAATCCAATAACGATATGAATCACCATAATATTTGTAGGCAATAATTTCTGGTGTATCACCTTCTTGTATATCATATGAATAATATACCAATGGATTTTTAAGTATGTCAGGAATAACACTGCACCTTGCTATCAAATTGACCATTAGCGTTGAATTGCCGTTTGTATCCGTTTTAATAATTTTTGGTAGTGTGTCGAAATATTGCATTAATAACCTTCTTTTTCTATTTTTTCTCTTGTGATGAGTTCAATTTCTTTAAAGTTTAAAGTTAATGTTGTTTGAACTGGAGCACCATCACCAAAAGTTGAAAATCCATTAGGAGAATAGTTTACATCAATACTTTCAATAACACTTTCTGCGACTCTTCCAACATTCGAATTTCTTTTGCCATTGAATAAAAAATCTAAATTGAATGTTGATGGCGGAACAAAAAACATGCCTGCTGTGCCTTCTGCCAATCTTGGCGCAGCATGAGTTTTAAACATTTTTATAATTTTTGCAACTGTTTCTGCTTCTTTTTTAGAATATGGTGTAAATGTAAACGCCAGCTGATATGTTCTAAAATCAATACCATCAAATAACAATTGTTGTTGTGGGTTGAAAGCAAAGCCAGCACCTTTGGCTAACAAACGAGCTGGGCCACTATTAGCAATAGAAGCAATTGCACCAACTGCTTTTCCTATACCAGGAACCTGAGAAGCGGCATCAACCAAGCTCAATTGACCATATGTAGCAGAATAACTAAAAGCCATGGTGTCAGGTATGTATAATGATATTGAAGCTACGGCTCTTTTTGTCGGATTTTTAATATTAATACTTTCATTACCTAAAAAATCTTTTAAGCCTTTAACTGATTTGTCTAATTCGCCTTCGAGTGATATTTTTCCTTTTCTGACATCATCGATGTATGATGTGGCAGCATTCCATCCTGATTCCAAAGAACTGCCAGCATTACTAACGGCACCAAGCAATTTATCTTTGCCTTTAATAAAACTACTTTTTACACTTTCATATGTTGCTGGAGTTATTTCATTAACGTTAAATACAACAACATGACCTCTTGTGGATGTTTGTAAATCTCTAGGGTATTGTAGATCGGTTCGACCAAATTTATTTCCAAATAAGGTACCCAAAGGACCCTCAACTAAGGCTCCAGGTATAGAAACTCCACCTATGGAATTTGGTATGGAAATGATGGCCATCGGATCCTCTATGAAAAAAAGTTATACATAGTATTTATATGGCTTATAATGGACGTTTCACACCTTCTAATCCTCAAAAATACGTTGGGGATCCTAATAACATCATTTATCGCTCTTCGTGGGAGTGTAAGATGATGAATTGGCTCGACAAAAATTCAGATATTATATCGTGGGCATCAGAAGAATTGATCATTCCCTACAAATCTCCAAAAGATGGCCTGTGGCACCGTTACTTTCCAGACTTTTTGGTTAAAGTTCGAACAAAGAGTGGTATCTTAAAAACCATGTTACTTGAAGTTAAACCTAAAAAACAAACAATAACACCTGAACCTAAAAAAAGATTAACAAAACAACACATAAATGAAGTGGTAACTTATGGTATCAATCAAGCTAAATGGAAAGCAGCAACAGAATATTGTTTAGACCGTGGCTGGGAGTTTAAGCTTATAACGGAAGATCATCTAGGACTATAGACTAAATAATACAATGGGATCTAAACTTACACAACTAGCCAAAGAAAGAACATCTGCTCAATTACAAGTAATGAGCCGTGATTCTCTTAAATGGTTAACCATGAAGATTGCTGAATTAAGAAATCCTTCTGGAATAGCCTCGATAATCAATAACGAAGCTTTTAGAAAAAGAAATCGTTTTGTAACTGGTGGGTTATATTACTTTTATTATGATCCCAAAACAAAAAAAGACATACCATATTATGACCGTTTTCCTTTGGTTTTAGTGTTAGAACGATATGAAGATGGTTTTCTTGGTTTGAACCTACATTATCTACCGGTAAAATACCGAATTACACTTTTGGATAAATTGATGGATTACGCCATCCTTGACGGCAATAATGACATTATGCGTATGAGAGTCAGCTACGATATTTTAAACGCCTCCAAGCGTTATAGAGAGTTTCGGCCATGTTTGAAGAAGTATTTGTATGGTCACATTCAGTCAAAAATACTTGCCGTACAGTCAAATGAGTGGGATATTGCGGCATACTTGCCAATTCAACAGTTTAAAAAGGCTTCGGTAAATGAAGTTTGGCAAGATTCATTAGAAGAAATAAGGAAGAGTTAAATGCCAGGTACCATCAACGATTTTAAATCCAGTTTCACAAAAGACCTAGCGAGAGCGAATAGGTTTGATGTAAACATTCCTATTCCTTTAACTTTGATACCATACATCAAATCGGCTAGAAATTTAGTATATCGCTGTGAGAATGCCAATTTACCTGGTAGAAGTTTAATGACCTTAGAACAAAAAATTGGATCAAATCCTGTTGAAAAGTATCCATATCTAACTGGATACAATGATATCGATTTGACTTTTATTGTCGATGGTGACATGCAACAAAAAATATTCTTTGATGCTTGGATGAATTTTATTAACCCAACATACAATTATAATTTTAGGTACAAGGGTGATTATTCCACCACAATACAGATTAATCAATATGATGTAGAAAACAAAGTATCATATTCTGTTAATTTGTTCGATGCGTTCCCAATCTCAATGAACCAATTAGATTTAGATTGGTCATCAGATAACCCACATAAACTTTCAGTAACTTTTGCATACACCCGCTGGAATAACAATTCTTTACAATCATTTGGTATGGAATTGGTAGATGCTGGTCTGGCCAACTTCTCAGATGTTGTTGGTGGATTAGGTGGAAATGCTCAAGGTGCTGTGAGTGCTGCTGGACAATCAGTCGTGAATAATATACAACGTAGCATTTTTAAGTGATTTTATTAAGGAGATAAATTATGGCTTTACCAAAACTTGACGTGCCAACATATGAAATAGAATTGCCATTATCAAAAAAGAAAATTAAATACAGACCATTTTTAGTTAAAGAACAAAGAAATCTATTAATGGCCATTGAATCTAATGAAACTTCCACGATTCACCAAAACGTAAAAGATATTCTTTATAATTGTACATTGACAGAAGGTGTCGATATTGAAAAATTGCCAATTATAGATGTTGAATATTATTTTGTCAATCTTCGTGCCAAGTCAGTAGGTGAGATTGTTGAATCAAAATATAAATGTAATAATGAAGTAGATGGTAAAATGTGTGGCAATTTAATGGAAAAAGATATCAATCTACTTGATTTAAAGGTTCATAGAGATGAAACCATTTCAGACGAGATTAAATTAACGGATACAATTTCTATTAAATTAAAGTATCCAGAATTTAGTATCGTACAAGATTCCATCAAATACGAAAATATTACAGAAACCACCTTCAATATGATTGCCAATTCAATTGAATATATTTACGATGGTGAACAATTTTATTACGGAAACGAAGCTCAACCAGGTGAAATGTTAGAATTTGTTGAAGGCATGAATCAGGCTCAGTTTGCTAAGGTAGAAGAATTTTTTAATAATTTACCAAAACTAAAAGAAATAATTGAAATTGATTGCTCAAAGTGTGGGTTTCATCATAAGATAGATGTGGAAGGCCTTGAAAGTTTTTTCGGCTAATTTTTCGTCATGACAATCTGAGTAATTATTACAAGACAAACTTTTCATTGATACAACACCACAAATATAGTTTGTCAGAGCTTGAAAATATGATGCCTTGGGAACGTGACATTTACGTTTCTATGTTGATTGCGTATATTGAAGAAGAAAACCAAAAGATACGAGAGAAACAAAGAAAATAGTAAATGGACTATTACAAAGCTAAAGACATCAGAAAACAAGGTTTAATATCTTTGATGGCCGAAAGGTTATCATCTGGCGTTGGCACGGGTTCTGCCATTGCTG